TTAGAAAGGAGAACGGTATGCTGACAAGGAATAAGAAACTGAAAGACTACGGTATTCCGGCAGAGGACATTGAAAAACTGAACACGATGCTGAAAGACTTTCCGGCAGAGTATGGGTACCTGCTTTCCGGTGCCGCCTTGTCAGCTTGCCCGAAAAACACGGTGATAGCGGATATAGTTATCGAGAATATCCTACACCGGAAAAGCTACAGGAAAATCAGTAAAGAAAGATATATCCCGATGAATCCGAAAGACTTCTACGGATACAGGCGCAAGACTGTCGCTGTACTGTATGAGAGGATGCGGTTGTTGGGAGTGTGGGAGGAGGAATAAAAAAATGTGTCTTGTATGGTTGGCGATTATATTTATTTGTTGGATTTTAGGTGCAAAAATATCAGATATTAATGTTGCAATGATAGCAATATTCTATATTGGCGATTGTATTTCTGACCTTGCAAAAGCAATTGAGAAGAGGAGTGAAAAATGAAGTTAATTGATTTAATAGCAGCAATTGACGACGATCCTGAAAGCGATATAAAAATTCAGATATGTCACCCTGGAAGAAGCTGGGAGGATTACGATACATTCAATGCCGGTTCAAAGCTGCTGAAACCATTTTACGATTTAGAAATAAGCTGCCTTTCGGCAATAGAAACAGATGTGATCAGAGTTGATTTGAATTTTGACAAGAAAGAAGGCAAAACAGATGAGTAGACTGATTGATGCAGACAAACTGAAGCATGTAGTGCATTGTGCATATTCTGATGATTTAGAGATTCTTAAAAAGATTGACGAACAACCGACTGCTTTTGATGTGGATAAGGTTATTGGCGAATTGAAAAGAGATAAATTCATCGAATCCGAATGTATCTTATCTGATGTACATCAAGGATATAATGCTGGACTGAGCAGGGCGATAGAAATCGTGAAAGGCGGTGGAGTTGAATGAGTAAAGGAAAAGACATTTCGACTATGTTTACAAGAGAAGAAAATAAAAAGAATGGAAGACTTGGATATGGACTAGCTACGAGAGAAAAAAGATACTATCATTAGTCCTTCACGATATGGAGCATTCTTGCAGAAAAGAGGTAAGAGAAAATGAGTAAATCAGTATTAGTGATAAATACGCCAAAATATTGTGCTTTATGCGTTTTACGCAGCGGAGTGCATCACCCGTTCTGTAGGGTAAACAATAGAGATATTACAGATTTGAGTATTAGACCTGATTGGTGTCCGCTTATGGACTTGCCAGAAAAAGACAATGGAGATTATCCGGCTAATACATTTGATGCAGGATTTGTAGAAGGCTGGAACCAGTGTATTGATGAGATTGCAGGAGGAAAATAAATGATTGACTTAAAAAATACATGTGTTCTGGTCAGGACAAAAGAAGAAAACGAAATGTTTCTCAAAGAAGCTGAGAAACAGGGATTTCGTTGGTATTTAAAAGACTATTGCGAGCCATTACAAGCACAAAATTTTCCAGACATTTTAAGATTTTATGAACATGATATAACTTATGCGGCAAGTGTCAGATCAGACTTTGCTTTCTATGAGGCATCAGAACTCCTCGGGACAAAAGAAATGACAGCAAGAGAGTTTATTGAGCGGATTGCAGATGTAAGCAATTGTTGCGAACGTGAATGTATAAGATGTGTGTTGGACAACAGGAATAATAAGTGCAACACGGATTTGTGCAATACACGTAATTGGGAAAATAATATAGATGAACTTCTTGAAATTGCAAAAGTAGGAAAAGGGACAGTTCCTACACCCGAAGAGAAAGCAATTGAAAATATTGAGAAGTTTATCGAGAATCCAGATCGTGCAGCGTTGAATGATGAGTTTGTAGAATCTTTGAAGCTGGCAGTTGAGAAGTTGAAAGAGGTGAAGTAGATGGAGAGATTAACACTTGATGAAGCTATTAAACACGCAAAAGAAGTAGCAAAAACAAATCGTGCCGAAGCAACATATAATTTTCCTAATTTGAAAGAGTATTACGACAATTGTGCACAACGTGCCAATCAGTACAATAAACTTGCGGAGTGGCTTGAAGAATTAAAATCTTACAAAGAAGCAGAAGAACATGGATTATTAATGAAATTACCAGTACCATTAGGAACTACAGTATATACGTTAAGTACGATTTTTGATTGTATTTATGATTATGACTGTAAAAGCTATCAAAATTGGAAATGTAAAGAAGATATTCCATGTGAATATGAAAAGAGATCATACCATATAAAAGAAACTGAGTTCGGTTTTGTTATGGCACATTCTATTGGAGAAACCGTATTCCTCACTCGTGAAGAAGCTGAGAAGAAGTTGGAGGAGATGAAGAATGGCTGAATATGTTAAAAAGTCAGATGTAATAAAAATCATGGAAAATAATTCTCACATGATAGAGGTATTTGGAGTTAAGAAGAAAATGATTGACGGATTCGCAATGGGTTGTGATTTCGCAGATCTGGAAACTGTCAGTATTGAGGAGGACGATAAGGAGGATTAACATGAAACCAGAAGAAGCAAAAGACATATTATCCGATATGAGAGACCAGCATTTATGTTTCATTGAAAGTTCTGAAAACAAAGATGAATGGCAGAAAAAATATCTCAAGGAAGCATGGGCGTGTGATTCCGGAGCAAAAGCATTGGAAAAGCAGATTCCATGCAAACCTGAAGAATATGTTCCAGATTTTCCGTACAATATATTTTCCACTCAAAAATGTGCGAAATGCGGAACACCTGTTATTGGTAAAAAAATAAGCAAGTACTGTTTTGAATGCGGGCAGAAAATTGACTGGGGAGATGAGTGATTAAATGGATTTTAATACAGCAATGGCGAAATCAGTAGCATGGGCCAGTACATCATTTGCCGTAATAGCGGCACTCAGTTATACAAAAGAACCATTATGCTTAATGGCATTAGTTCTTCCGCTGTTTGTTGGATTACTTGCACATTAATGAGAAGGAGTTGATAATCATGTTGGACAAGCCTACACTTAAAATTAACGGAGAAGAAGTTATAATAAAATGTAATGGGGATACTATAAATTTCAAAGATGATAATGTGGAAGTGACCAGGGCGAGCAAAAACATGATGTTTAAGTCACCAGACATAACCCCGCAACTCGCCATATCAGCATTCACAGTACTACATCAATATTGCAGCTTAATCAGTCCACATGACTGCATCAGATGCGTATTCTATGAGCATTGCCCGGAGTGTTTCATGGGGTGTCCGGGAAATCAGGGCGAGACGATCAGAAAATTACAAAGCAATGAATAAAATTAGAGAGCCGGTATTTACCGACTCTTTTTAGCGCAAAATTCCTCAAACATGTACCACAACTTTTCTACTGACCTGTGATAGAATATACTCAGAAGTGTTACTATGGGGTTTTATATCCAGTTGGAGGTGAGAACGTGGGAAAACAGGTAGGAAGACCACCAATATATAAGACAGTGAACGAAATTGAAGGAAAAATTGACGCCTATTTCAAAGAATGCGAAGGTGAAATATTAAAAGATGATAATGGAAAAACTGTATTGAATAAATTTGGAAATCCGGTGGTTATTAATCGAAAGCCTCCAACAGTAACTGGCTTAGCTCTCGCATTAGGATTTACAAGCAGATTGGATTTATTAAGATATCAAGGAAAAGAGGAATTTTGTAACACGATAACGCGCGCGAAGAGTATGGTAGAACAGTACGCAGAGGAAAGGCTATTTGATCGTGACGGTTCAAATGGTGCTCAATTCAGCTTAAGGAACAATTTTAAGGGATGGGACGCTGACAAGAAAAATGATGATTCTGGAGATGGAAAGATTATGATTGTGAATAATATTCCAAAGCCGGAGAAACAGAATGAATGAGAATCCGATTAATCTGAATGAAATTATAGCTCCTGCCTTTTACAATGTGTTCTGGGACATTTTGGACGGAAAACACACCTATTATGATTTGTATGGTGGGCGTGGATCAACGAAATCCTCATTTGTCGGAGTGATGATTCCTTTCCAGATGATGCAAGATGCTATTAATGGATCAATAACTAATGCAGTCATATTCCGAAAAGTTGGAAATACGCTTCGAGAATCTGTGTACGAGCAAATTGCGTGGGGAATTGATGCACTTGGAGTTAATGACTTGTGGGATACCAGCGTAAGCCCTATGCAGTACACATATAAGCAAACAGGCCAGAAGATTATATTCAGAGGGCTGGACAAGGCCAAAAAGACTAAATCTATTAAAGCAAGTAAGGGATACTTTAAATACCTTTGGTTTGAAGAACTTGACGAATTTTCAAATATTGAAGAAATCCGTACAGTTCAACAGTCTGTACTTCGTGGTGGAAGCAAATTTGAGGTATTTAAGACATTCAATCCACCGATCAGCCGGAGTAACTGGGCGAACGTGTATGTAGAAGAGCCAAGAGTTGACAGTTACAGACATAAGAGCGATTACAGATCAGTTCCTGTTGAATGGCTTGGTCAACAATTCCTTGATGATGCGGAGCATTTGAAAAAGACAAATCAGAGAGCTTACGACCATGAATATCTTGGCCTTCCTGTTGGACTTGGCACAAATATTTTCGAACTGTTAGAAATTCGAGAAATTACAGATGAAGAGATTCAGGGCTTTCAAAGTATCTACCAGGGACAGGACTGGGGGTGGTATCCAGATCCTAAAGCATTTATCCGTGTGGCTTATGTTCCTAATCAGGAAAAAGTTTTTTTATTAGACGAGCTTGGAGGCTCCAAGATAAGAAACAAGGAAATGGCTAACCAGATAAAGAAAAAAAGATATGATGATTATTCAATATCTTGCGGAGTTGATGAAGAAGAAAGTATTATTGACTTCCGAGATGCAGGGCTTCCAGCACGTAGGGCCATTGTTACACCGGGAAGCCGCAAATATACTTTTGAGTGGTTACAGTGCCGAACATTAGTCATTGATCCGGCACGAACGCCTAGAGCATACAAGGAAATTATCAATTATGAACATGAAGTAGATAGCAATGGAGAGGTTATCGCAGATTATCCAGATGGCAATGATCACTGGATAGATTCTCTCAGGTATGCGACAAGTCCATTATCGATGAGAAGGGGGCATAGTGCATAAAATGTTAGATAGGTACTTTTCAGATAGAATAAATAAATTCTTAAGCATCGGTTTAAAAATATATGGATCATCTGACATTAACGAAATCTTAAAAGTTGTAGAATATGAAGACATTATTGTGCGAGATACTTCTGTAAGATGGATGGATTTTAAAAGGTAGATTAAATGGGACTTATAACAACACTAAAAAGGTGGTTTAACATGATTTTCAAAAAACAAGCCGAAGAGGACTTTAACATCCAGGCGGCAGAATTTCCGGAAATGGAAGCGCTGATTAACCGGTGTGCGAACATCTACAGGGGCGTGCCGGAATGGTTGGACGATAAGAATAACATCAAGACGATTAATTTTGCTAAATCTGTCTGCTCAGAAACAGCACGGCTCGCAACATTGGCGATCGGCATTCAGATAGACGGTTCTGCAAGAGCTACGTGGTTACAGGAGCAGATTGACAAGGTGTATTTCCAGATCCGCCACTGGGTAGAATATGGCTGTGCTTACGGAACAGTGTTCATTAAGCCAAACGGTGAGAGCCTTGACGTATTCACTCCGGCAGATGTGATGATTGTAGATTACGATAATCAGGAGATTAAAGGGATTATATTTAAAGATTCGTATACTGTTGGACGGAAATACTACACAAGGCTCGAATATCACAGGTTTGTTGAGACAACAGTGGACGGAGTGACAACTTATCCGTATTATGTTTCTAACAGAGCCTATGTGTCGAAATCCCCTCAGTCAATCGGTGATAGAATTGACCTCAAACAGACCAAGTGGGCTGACCTAATGGCAGATACGCCGCCGATTCTTAAGGCAAACGGGGAGAAGCTGGACGGACCTCTGTACGGAGTTCTACGGACACCACAGGCAAATAACGTGGATATTAACGCACCATTGGGTTTGCCAATATTTGCCGAAGCTATCGAAGAGTTAAAAGACCTCGATATTGCATACAGCAGGAACGCCGGAGAGATTTTTGATTCGCAGAAGATTGTTCTGGCAGATGATAGGCTGCTGATGCCGAGCGGCACACCTGTATCAGCCATGTCACCGCAGGGTATGGAGAACAGACGTAATGAGATGAACTTACCGCGCTTTGTCAAGAATGTATTCGGACAGGACGAGAAAGAATTTTATCAGGAAATCAATCCAATTCTCAACACAGATACTCGTATAAGCGGCATAAACGCCATTTTAAGCCAGTTAGGGTACAAGATTGGATTCTCTAATGGCTACTTTGTTTTCAACGAATCTAGCGGCATACAGACAGCCACGGGAGTAGAAGCGGAACAACAGAGGACAGTGCAGTTCGTCAAAGACGTGAGGGATAAGTTGGAATCTTGTCTGGATGAAGTTATTTACGCATTGAATGTCTACGCTGATCTGTACGGGCTTGCACCTGTTGGAGCTTATGAAGTCAATTATGATTTTGGAGACATCCTCTATGTCAGAGAAAACGACCGTGCAAGATGGTGGCAGTATGTGATCACTGGCAAGGTTCCGGCATGGTTGTATTTTGTAAAATTCGAGGGAATGACAGAGGATGAAGCGAAAGCAATGGTCAAAGAAGCTCAGCCAGACGAACCAACATTATTCGGAGAGGAGTAAAAAGATGGCAGATACGTTCAAGGGAATAATCACAGCAGACGGAAAGAAGAGACAGTTGCCTTATAGAAATGTTATCGAAACGCCCATGTCTGATGAAACATTGCCCATACAGGGAGCATTTGCCGACTCCAAAGCCGTAGGCGACAGATTCAAAGAAGTAAATGCAGAAACTGATTCGCTAAAGGAAGATTTATCCAACAAAATTACAAAGTTCTACGCATCGAATCAGGGTGAAACTCATATCACTGATTCTGACAATGGAAAGATTCAAGATATGATGCTGTATGGCAAATCATCACAGGATGGAGTGCCAACGCCAGAGAATCCAGTTGAGATTAAAAGCGTGGTGAATCCGACTGTGAAGGTGTGTGGGGAGAATTTATATCCCGGTAGTGATTTAATTGGGTTGACAAAAACATATACTACGGATTTTATACCTGTTATTTTACACAAGGGGAAAATTTATTTTCATTTTGATACGTCTTCGGACACAAGTGATGGTCGATACCATATTAATGCGAAATACTTTGATATAAATAAAGAATTGATGGGTGGTAATGGCAATGAAAGTATAGCAGGAAATAACATTTCTCATGTGAGTTTTGAATTTGATGGAACGAAAGCTGGAATTAATCATGAAACAATCGATTTAAAAAATGTTTCATATGTAAAAATTATGTTTGGTATTTATGCCACTACAGCTACCAAAATTACATACAAAAATATAATGATAAGTGCCACAGATTCCGATTTTGAACCATACAAACCTATTCAGACCGTCACCCTGCCGTATACTCTCAACGCAATCCCTGTAGAATCAGGTGGTAACGTCACAATCGACGGTCAGCAGTATATTGCGGATTATGTGGATGTGGAACGTGGGAAGTTGATAAGGATGGTTGATTCTTCTAAGTTAGATAATACACATCTTATTGTAAACAAAACCGAATGGTTGTTAGCAGAATCACAAGAAATTGACCTTACCACAGAAGAAATTACCGCATTTAAAGCACTTACAACATATTATCCAACTACAAACATCAGCGTTAATAGCGAACAGCTTGACGGATATACAGCATTTAACTATCCAATAAGCATGGCAAATGGGTGGAATTATGTCAAAAAGCAACTTAACGATAACCGTGACTACATCTACGACATGGACATACAGAGCGCAGAAGCCTATGTCAACAGTGAATATGCAGTAGCATTAACAGAATTGGAGGTATGATATATGTTATATAGAACACTCAAAAAACTCAAAGAAAGAAACGGTCTCACAGACGACCTCAAGAACAAGATTGACGTATTTTTTGCAGTTGGGAGAATCACAGAGGAACAGTACAATGAGCTGATGGATGTTAATAAGGAAGAAGAACCGAAAGCGGAAACTAATTAACTAATGAGGGCTTTAGTTAACCATCAAAAAACTAAAACATGTACCACGACTTTTATCGAAAGAGGTGATATATTATACTTAGTCCAGAATATTTACGCTGGATAACAGAGGGCAGTGAACAGATCGCCGAAGAGTTACACCAGTATATCATCTCTGAAATTGTGTCGAGAATGATGGCAAGAATTGGCAGAGGTGAGGATTATATTCTGACCAATGCCGATGCGTGGAGAATCAGAACACTACAGGAATCGGGTGAGCTGTTAGAGGACATTCTGGCAGAATTATCCAGATACACCAAACGCGAACAGCAGGAACTCCTTGAAGCGTTTGAAGATGCCGGTATCACTGCGATGAACTACGATGACAAGATATACAAGGCGGCAGGATTAAGCCCTGTACCGCTCGAACAGTCACCAGCTATGATAAGACTCATGGAGCGAAATATGCTTGCGACTATGGGAGAGTGGAAGAATTTCACAAGAACAACTGCGAGTGCCGCTCAGAGACTCTATATCGAACAATGTGACCTTGCATATAACCATGTGATGACTGGAGCAGTTGGGTATACGCAAGCCATCAAAGAGGCGGTTAATAATGTTGTGAGTGATGGTGTTACGGTCACATATCCATCTGGCAGAAAAGACACGATTGAAACAGCAGTAGCACGTTCTGTCAGAACTGGTGTGGCTCAGGCTACGGGAGACATATCCCTAAGACGCATGGAAGAGATGGACTGGGATTTAGTTCTGGTCAGTGCTCACATGGGAGCCAGAACAGGTGACGGCGGTGAGAATCCAGGCAATCACTCATGGTGGCAAGGAAAGATATACTCTCGTTCTGGCAAGAGCAAGAAATTTCCGCCGTTCTCATTGACCGGATATGGAACGGCAAGCGGACTATCAGGAGTTAACTGTCGGCATAGCTTTGGGGCAAGTGATGGAGAATTTAATCCCTACGCAGAACTATCGGCGCAGGATAAAGCCAACAAGGGAAAGCAGTATGAAAAAGAACAGCGGCAACGTACTTATGAGCGAAGAATCCGCAAAACAAAGCGTGAAGTTCTTGGACTGCAAGCAGGAGTTGACAATGCACCGAATGAAAAGGCAAGGTTCGCCCTCCAACAAGACCTTGACCGGAAGTCTTATCTTTTACAGAAACAAAATGCTGCATACAAGGACTACTGCAAGCAGAACGATCTGAGGGAACTGAAAGACCGGCTCATGATTGCTAAGTGGAATCGTCAGAACGCCGCAAAAGCCAGAGGAGCGGCAAAGAGATATAAAACAGCAAAGGGGATTGACTGATGGATAGATGGGAATATTACAATCCGAATCCTACGGGCGATCGAGTCGGAGATTGTACTGTCCGGGCAATATGCAAAGCAACCGGATTTGATTGGGAAACGGTATTTACCGGACTGATGGTGCAGGCGTGCGCGCTGTCAGATATGCCAAGTGCAAATTATGTCTGGGGTGCGTATCTTTATAAGCATGGATACAGGCGTAAACTGATAGAACAGTCAGAACGATATATCTATACAGTCAATGATTTTTGCACAGACCATCCGACAGGTACATACATTCTCTGCATATATGACCATGTGGTGACGGTACAGGAAGGCAAATATTTCGATACATGGGATAGTGGTAATGAGATCCCGGTATACTACTGGGAAAAGGAGTAGCTAAATGAGCATATCAGAATTTGTACAAGTATTCCTCTCAATTTGCGGAGGAGTGTCTATTGTCGGAGGAGCGGTGGCCGTAATTCTTAAGTGGATTACTCCGGCATTTCGACTCAACAAGCGAGTTGAAACACTGGAAGAACATGATAAGCGTGACTTTGAGAGTCTTCAGAGGATCGCGGAGCGTGATTCATTGATTCTGGAAGTACTATCAACCATGTTGGATAGTCAGATCAGTGGGAATAATGTTGAGGAATTAAAAAAAACAAAGCAGAAGCTCACGGAGTATCTTGCACAGAATCAACGTTAGCATTGATAAGGGGTATGCTCATGAAATTATATGTGTTCACGAAAAAAGATATAGACAGGTTCTTGATAGAGTGTAATTTCACACCAGACGAAGAAAGACTGTTCCGGTTGAGATGCCAGGAGCGCACTCTTGAATACTGCGCTGAACAGATGAACGTGAGTATATCAACAGCAAAGCGGTTAAGCCGGAGGGTGAATAATAAAATAATCAAAGTGTGCTGATACTTTTTGGATACTAATTAGAGCCAGAAACGACCTGTTTCCGGTTCTTTTTTTATGTAAAAATATAATCAGAAAGGCGGTGTATAAGATGGCATTATATAACAATCCTTATCAATATAGTTTTGGCGTTCC